TATTTTGTAAATTGACAAGACTCTGATCTATCCCATTCAAAATTCCAACCTGCAGCTCTATTTGCTTGATGAATGTATGGGTGGAGTTCTCTATATATCCATGGATCATTGAGCCATACTAAATCTGAATTTCTTTTTCTTTTCATATCTTTTATTTCTTCTTTAGTAAGTTCTCTATCTCCGTAGCCACCTGTTCTCGCCATAGTTTCTGCTTGTGATAAACCATATTTAATTATGTCATCACATAATTTTGGTGGTATAGCTGATGTAAAATACCAGTAATAATTAGATATATTCATAAGTTATTGTTTGAACAAAATTCAAACTATCTTTCTGTCTGTTGTTTAGATAATACATATTTGTTGATGGAAACATAATAAACATATTATCTTTTAATTCTATATCCCAACTTCTTCCTTTTCTTCTATTATCATCATAAAAGATTCGCACCATACAGTTATTAGTTTTTACACCATATAGTAAAGTATAATCAGGTGAATTTCTTAAATCGACTGGATCAATATTCAATAATGGTTCTGTCTGTTGATTGGGTTTATACATATCACCCCAAGTTCTTTTATTTACAAGTTGGAAACCATATTCTAAATTTATATGCTCACGCATATATGTATTCAACATGTCCCAAGTTCTTGAAAATGGAAACTCTGAATCAGTAAATGTAGATTGTAAAATATCGCCTGATAATTTATCTCGATCTATTTCAAAACCTTTAGGCATTGAAACATCACCGAAGTATAAAGCTTGCTCTGTTAAAACTTTCTTTTGCATACCACCACCAGATATATATTATGCTAAAGTATTTGTCAAATCCCAGGTTTGATTTTCTTCATTCCAATTATAAACCCAATTATGAGTTGCTACAGGAGGATCTCCTGTTGGAGTACTTTGAGAAATTTGTTCTTCAGTTAAAGCAGGTGCATCCCCGATTGGAGATTGCCATCTTGCTTCTGAAACATTTTTTACCCATGAAGCGTATGGTTTTTTAGGCCAGAAGATTTGATCATCTTCATCCCAAGTATAACCAATACCTGCATAGTTTCCTCTAAATGGAGTTCCACCGTTTTTATGTTGTCCACCTGCTGTGTTGTATGAAGTTTGAATCCACATTTGTGCAGGCCAATTATTGTGTTGTTCTAAATATTGTTGACCTACTGCTTCATCTTCTACTCCATCAGCATTTAACATATCAGAATTATTCAAAGTTAATACTTGAATAACCTTTCCGTTTGCTCCTAGTTTTGCAAAATGTGCCATAATGTTTCTCCTTATATATTAATTTTAAATTTTAGTAAACACATAAATATTATTGATATTTATATCTAATAATAATAATTCCGCTACCGCCGTTTCCACCATTACCACTTCCACAAGTTGGCCTATTTCCAGAACCTCCACCGCCTCCACCAGTATTAGCTGTTCCAGCATTACCTGGATTTGAATCATTACCAGCAGGTCCTCCACCACCTCTTTGAGGTACAGGAACCAATGGATTTCCACCTGTACCACCTGTACCACCAAAACCTCTTCCTCCTCCAGCACCACCACCAGCGTAATATGTTCCTGGAGAAGCAATATCATTATTGATAGCTATTCCACCACTTCCACCACCTTCTGGACTACAAGAAGTATTGTTGGTACCAGCGCCGCCAGCACCCCCTCCTCCTCCTGCATATCCGTTATTTGGAGCGTAATTTCCATTTCCTCCAGGATTTCCTTGAGGAGGACTTACAGGAGGTGTATTTCCTGATCCTCCAGTTTGACTTCCTGTTGATCTTCCTCCACCACCTGAACCACCAGTATTTGCATTTCCTGATCCACCACCTGTTGATGTAATTGTTGAAAATACAGAATTTGAACCATTAGCGGCACATGGCCCACTTCCACCTCCTCCTACAGTAATAGGATATCCTGTTGCTGTTATAGGTAAAGCTGAAACGCAAGAGCCTAATGGAGAAGCTGTGTAACAACCTGAAGCTGTTCCTGACGACATACGAGCACCACCAGCTCCACCTCCACCGCCGTGATTAGAATCTGGACTTGAACCATAACCACCTCCACCTCCAGCGACTACTAAATAATCGACTGAATCTGATCCTGCAGGATTACCTGCACAAGTAACTGTAAAAGTTCCAGGACTTGTAAAAGTATGAATTTTATAATCTCCACAACAAGTAACTGTTCCTCCAGTAGCCACAACAAACGCTGGAAGAACACCTGTTGTATCATTATCAGAACCTGTTACTGATTTCCAACCTCTTGTAGCATCTACATATACTAATGAAACTGCTAAACCCTGTGTTGATAGAGTTGCATTATCATTTACACCATTAATTTTATCTGTTCCGTTTGGAGTGATTGTAACATTGTTAGTTTGAAAAGTTGATGCATAATCTGAAATACCTACAATATCTCCTGCTGATCCAGCTGGAAGCGTTACAGTAATAGCACCACTTGTTGTATTAACAAAATAACCATTTCCTGAAACCGCTGTGAATGAAGCTGTCTTTGCAGTCGTATCCCAATCCACTGTACCTGTACGACCAAAACCTGTTTGTGATGCACCACAACCTAATTGGATTGTGTCACCTGATTGTCCTAATGTAATTGTAGAACCTGATGCTGATTTTAATGAATTTGATTTTAGATCACCTGTAACAGTGATTGTATCTCCAGCATCCCCTAATTGTGTTGTACCACAATTTGTTCTTGGACTAATTTTATTTACTTTTACTTCACTCATAATTTACCTATTGATATTTATACCTTATTATAACAATTCCGCTACCGCCACCACCACCTTTTCCACCACCACCGCCACCAGAGTTTGCAGTACCACCACTACCTGATCCACCTGGGTGAAATCCATTGCCTCCACCACCTGCACCACCAGTACCACCAGATTGTTGGCCATTACCAGCACCACCACCTGCTTTTGTTATAGGTGATCCTGGAATTGAAGTTCCTGCACCTGTTCCACCATTACCACCAGCACCTGGTGATCCTATACCGCCAGTAGATAAAGCAGCTCCTCCACCAGAACCTCTAAAAGGAGTACTTACTTGACCTACTCCACCATTTTGTCCTTGTGGTGGACTAACCGGCGGAGTATTTCCTGAACCAGCTGGTGTGGCTGTACCACTTCCTCCACCTCCACCACCACCGGAACCACCGGAACCTACACCACAAGCAGTATTTGAACTTCCAGCACCTCCACCACCTGCAGATGTAATAGTTGAAAAAACTGAATTGGAACCATTTCCAGAAGGTCCACCAGGACCAGCTGAACCACCGGCTCCAACAGTAATTGGAAAAGCTGTTGCTGTAAGTGTTATTGCATTTGTTGGTGCATTTGCAACTAAAGGACTAGCTGTAAAATTATCTATAGGTACATTTCTACCTTCTCTAAAACCACCTCCACCTCCACCGCCAGAAGCATCTGCGGTTGATGCCGCACCACCACCTCCAACAACTAAATAACCTACAGTATTTTCTGCTGCTACAGTTGAAATAGCTGATACACAAAAAGTACCAGGACTTGTGAAAGTGTGAATCTTAAAATCACCACATGTTGTAATTGTTCCACCTGTTGCTGTTATATATTGTGCACCACTTACATCCGATGTTGAATCTTGAACAGCTCTCCAACCTTTTGTTGAATCTACATAAACTAAAGTGACTGATTGATCTTCTGTGCTTAAAGTTGCATCATTGTTTATACCATTAATTTTATCTGTTCCATTAGGTGTAACGGTTACATTATTTGTTTGCCAAGTGTTTGCGTAATCTTTTAATGAAACTATATCACCTGCTGAACCTGCAGGTAATGTAACTGTTATTGCACCAGAAGTAGTGTTTACAAAATATCCATTCCCACTTACAGCAGTAAAACTAGCTGTCTTTGCTGTAGTGTCCCAGTCTACTGTTCCTGTTCTACCGAATCCTGTTTGACTTGCACCACATGCAAGAGTAATGGTATCGCCACTTGCACCAAGTGTAATGGTTGAACCACA